GGAGGGGATAGTGCGCCTGCGGCACGTCCCCGAGATAAGCTTATTGGCTTATTTAAATGTGCCCCTCAACGGGGCACCCCAGCTGGTTAAACCAGTGGGCTCCAATCACGTTTAAGCCTAGCCTTACGTGATAAAGGCATGGACACAGCTCTGCCCTGTCCTTGTGCTTCTAAACGCACAAGCGACTCGAGTAATCGGTTCCAACCGACGTTCAGCTTATTATTAGGCCGAACAACTCGCCATATGGGTACACACCAGTTAGACGTAGAAGGATGCCAGAAGGCATTCGCCCACGCGTCGCTGGAGTACAATGAGAACTCACAGATGCCGCCAGAATCCACATTATTTGTAATGGGGAGACTGCGACCCTGTGCTTTCATCAATGCACGAATGTCACCATACAGAGAACAGGCGGCACCATGATAACCCGCTTTGCGTAAACGCATCGCGAGCGAGCATGAAGCCTCTAAGGCGTCCATCGATCGGATATCGAGCGTTGTCGTCCAGCGAAGCGGTGTGACATTGGTGCCATAATAGGCATCAACCCCACACGATTCGCGGAAATGACTATCAATGAAGGTTTTGTTTTCATTAATAACCAAGCCCATGTCCTCCAAACCCGCGCAAACTGATCGCGCGTATTTAGAGGGCACAATGATATCGTCACCGAATACAAACGCTGCTCCGGCCTTGTTAGACCGAAGACGTTGCATAACTGCCACGCATATCGACCAATAAACTAGGCTCTGTACAGGAAACGTAGTTGCGTTCCCCATAGGAGCGTAGCTCGGTAGATCTCTACTGTCCGGCACATCTACGATTTTCCCAGCAGCATTTGCTGTGAGAACTCGCTGACATGCTAGACGTGGAATATCTACTTTAGTGGCCCTACAACAATCGAAGTACTTGTACTTCTCTCCAAAGAGATAGGCAACAAGCCGCTTCGACAAACGGTCAGACGCGTCTTTCAGATCGATCGTCGCATAGCGACGACTCGCACTGGATGTTAACGCGATAGATCCGTTCACAGTCTGGTCATTAAACCGGACTCGGCCTCGCGGCCAGGGTCCCTGAGCAGACCTTGTTAGAGAGATTGCTCTCTCTAGCTCACAACGCAGACCCTGCTGAATCCATATGGCTTCAGCCGGGTGAACAGCAATCAACCTCGGACCACGACTATCCTTAGGGACAGCCGTGATACGACAGTTGATTTCATTCAACCATTCGGCCTCACTCATCTCTTCATGATGTGCCCTATCCTGGACGCACATGAAGTCAGAGTAAGGATATATCGATTCAATCGATGGGTACCAAGCGAGCCACTTGTCTTTCGACGTAGTGACTGCACCTGGGCCATGTGCCGGTAAGATATCATCAAACTGGCACTTAAACAGAACCGATTGGCAATGCGCGCGAGCGCGATCCAAAACGATAGGATGGACTGAGTCCATTCGACTAGCGTTAGAATCGCACTGTAGAAGAACAGAGATATATTTCTCATAAGCTTCCATCAGTTGGTTGTTAGTAGGCGTGACTTTGGCTTTGTAGCTGAACAGGAG